GTGATTGGGGATGCGTGCATTTACGGGCTGGGAGCTCTGAAGATAGGCAAGGCCCACAAGGAGAGCCGGATTGAGTCCAAGCGCGTTTGGCCTGGCAACTTGTTCGTAGACCTCCAAGAGACCCGGTTCGACCAGCCCACCCGACTCCATCATCGGCGCTTCATGCCCAAGAGCGCCCTGAAGATGTTCTTCCCCAAGCTCAAGAACGAGATTGATGCTGCTGGGACTGTGAGCGACCACTACGCTCAGTTCGGGACGTTCCAACAGATTGTAGATGTGGTTGAGGTCATCGAGAGTTGGCATCTGCCGTCCTACAAGGGAGCCCCAGACGGGAAGCGGTATCTCTGGGTGGGGACCACGGTCCTCCAGCAAAGCAACTACGAGCGTCGAAGTTTTCCTTTTGCCTTTTTCAACTGGAAGCGGGATCCAAACAACCGCTTCTACGGGATAGGGCTCGGCGAAGACCTTCTCGGCGTTCACATCGACTGCAATGTGACGATCAATCGCAAGAACACCGCGATTGAGTTCGCTTCGTTGCCTCACTGGACCTACCGCAAGGGCTCGGTGACTGAGACGGACATCACGAACGCTCCTGGCAGCAAGATACCTTTCACGGGGGATGTGCGTCCTGAGTTCGTCATGCCTCCCTCTGTGCCAACAGACCTCGTGATGGAAATCCGAGAGTACGAGGCCAGGGCTTACAAGATTGCAGGCTTGAGTTCGAGCCAGTCTTTTGGAGACCGGATGCCATCGGGTCTTGAGACTGGCCGCGCTGTTGAAAACTTCTTTCAAGTAGAGAGCGTTCCATTCGGAGAGCAACTTCAGAAGTTCCAATGGTTCGTGGTGCAGGTAGCCAACTGCAACCTTGCCACGGGACATGAGATTCATTCTGTGGACAAGAAGTACGGCGTAGTCGTCCCAGGGGAGCGGGGCGAGATCGAATACCTGAAGTGGAAAGACGTGGCGATGGACCCACGCGAAGACTCGTACATCATCCGTGCCACTCCTTCCTCTGTGCTGTCCGAGACCTTCGGAGCCCGCCTGGGCGAAGTAGAGCGTTTGGTGGCCATGGACCCGGAGATGACCAGGGCCGAGAGGTACGACTACCTCCAGATGCCAGACACGAAGCGCATCAGCGACATGTACACGGCGGCCAAGGACAACGGGGAGGCCATGATTGAAAACGCTCTTAACAAGAACGTCTTCACACCACCGTCGCCTTTCATGGACCTAGATCAGTTCCTCATCGATGCGAACCGCGAGGAGCAGAGAGCAAGCGAGCTCGGAGTGGCTGAACCCAACATCGCGACACTGCGTCGGATGATGCGCATGGCGAACGTCCAGAACCGGAAGAAGAAGCTGGCGAGGGCTCTTGAGGACCAAGGTCAGATTACACCTGCGGCCGTACCCACTGATGGGACCGGCCAACCGTCAACTGCGATGACACCTACAGGATAATGCGATGACTGAAACAGCAGAAGCGACACCCGCCCCAGAAGCCTCTCTCGACGCCATAGTTACTCCGGCACCCATCAGTGCTGACTCTGTGGTTACAAAAGCCCCAGAGGCCATCCCAGCACCCGACAGCACCATTCTAAGTGACCGTCTGGACCAGATGCTCACGAGACGGGAGAGCATAGACCAGAGACGCACCCAGGAGGCTGAGTACCACCGGCTCCAGGAGAAGGTGAAGATCCTCGAGACGATGACTGGACCGGCGTTCCAGCAGAAGTACGACGAGGCGACCGAAGAGATCACTCAGGCCGATGATGGCCAGAGTCAGATTATGAAGCAGCTCCAGTCGAAGATCGACACGATGGAGCAGAGCCAACAGACGTTGCAGACGAGGCTTCAGGAGAAGCAGGAGCAAACGGACTTGGCGGAGGCTTCAAGAGAAGTTGCGGCCTGGGTTGAAACCCAGTCCGAAGAGTTCCCGTTGATCAATGCCAATCATTTCCAACCTCTGGTCTTCCAGAAGATGTGGAACACGAAGCAGCAAACGGGAACGATGATGAGCGAGACACAGGCCACACGCGAGATCGAACAAGAGCTGGGGGACATTGTAGAAAAATGCGCCCCACTCATGGGATACCAGCGAAGCGAACAGACGGCGGGCAGCGAACTCCCGAACGAGGAAACCATTTCTCTAACCACTGATGGATTGAATCTTTCGGAGCCGGTTGACAGGGACAAGATGTCTCCTGACGAGTGGACGGAATATTTGATTTCTCAGTACCAAAACGGGTGATAAATCATGGCTGAAGTTGCATACGATCTATTAGGCAACGCCGCTCCACTTATGAAGCGGCGTTACGATGATCGGAATGTGTACAAGACCGCCTTTACCGATCGCCCCCTGTTTGCCTGGATTCCCAAGAAAACTGGTATTACTGGTGGCTCTCCTTTCGGAGACGGTTACGGCGGGTATCAAGTACCCATTCAGATCGATGACATCGCGGGTGAGTCCGCCAACTTTGCGGCTGCGGTAGCAGCGCGAGATGGTGACACGGCCAGCGTTTGGCAATTGAACCGCATCAAGCGGTACGCTACTGCCACAATCGACTGGGAGACTGTCCGAGCGATGAAGGACGATGTTGGCGCGTTCATGCGTGCCATCACGCCTCGAATCGATTCGGCAATCAATCAGATGTCCAACTCCATTGCTCTCCAGCTCTACGGGGATAGCAGTGGGCAACGTGGCCAGGTCGATACTGGCGGCGTCACAGGGGAGGTAGTCACGCTTACGACTGCATCCTCCTACCTTGCTCGAGGCTGGGGCCTCAAGCGATCCGTTCAAGCGTCCACTGCCCTCTTCGGCGGGACTGCGCGAGGGACCACGGCCAAGATTGCGGGTGTCTACCTCAATCCTGGTGGTAAGGCTGAGATCACGTTCGAGACAGGTGGCGTAGCAGCGCTGGCCGGTCTCACGGACGATGACTTCTTGTTTCCCTCTGGAGACCAAGGGGCTACTGCGGCTACCGCAGTCTGTCTTGACGGGATGCAGTCGTGGGGTCCTGCTCCGGCGGGGATCACGGGTGGTGACGATTGGAAGGGCGTAGACCGCTCTGTCTACAAGGAACGACTCCTGATGTTGCATTACGATGCGGGCACAGGAGACATTGACGCGAACGTGCGGCTTGCAGCGGCAACGCTACAGGCCAACGGTGGACAGCCTGATGTCCTCTTCCTCCATCCGAACCGTTGGGCAACGCTCGAAACGGAACTGGTTGGTGGTGCGCGATACGAGATGATGCTCGGTAGCGATGCCTCGACAGGCTTCGACACGATCGTCATCAACGCGGGCGGCAAGAAGTGCAACGTCGTGAGCGATCCGTGGTGTCCTCCAGACCAGGGATTCATGCTCAAGAAAAGCACTTGGGAGATGTTCTCGATTGATCGCGTCCCGGACTTCGTGTCTGACGACGGCAATCGGTTGCATCGAATGGAAGGCGCAGACCAGGTTGAGTTCCGCATGGGCGGGTATTTCAACGTGGTGTGTCGCGCTCCAGGCCACAACATGGTGATCGACTTCTAGTAATGTGAATCTCCTTTCCCCCAGGCCATCCCTGGGGGTTAGGGGGCCTCTAAGGCAAGTGGATGCAAAAGACTCTGGTACAACTCCGCGAAGGCTCTCGAGACAGAGCCGACATGACAGAGGATTCGGATTCAGTGAACGACACTGAGGCCAACTCATATGTCAACGAGGGCTATCACGAGCTCTATGACCTGATCACTTCTGCGGACGACGCGAGGCAGTTTGCGGTCAATGCCACTGTGCCACCTAAGATCGGAGAACATTCGTTCCGTCTTCCATACGATTTCTACCGCATGGTTTCCCTGCATGTACGCAATGGGGAACACTACACGTCTGCTCTCCCGGCTGACCCTGCGCAGTACGCCGAGCTAGCAGCGAGTAGGAACACCAATGCGCCATGGAAGTATTTTGTAAGATGGGACATCAACACGGGTGAGCGATTCGCCTTTGTCTTTCCGGCACCCGACTCGGAGGATTTGGCGATCACTTATTTCCCGCAGCCGAAAGAACTGTCAATCAACTCGGACAGTCTGGACAACCCAGGATCATGGCTAGAGTTTGTTATGGTCTCGGCGGCAATCAGAATGGTGAACAAGGTAGAGAGGGATGCGACCTCTCTGCTATTAGCGAAACGTCAGCTTGAAAAGCGAATCCGAAAAGCTGTATACGCATCTGATTTCAATAGTCCACGGATGATACGGGATGTCGCTTACCGTTAC